GTTGCGTGAACTGAAAGATTCGCGCAACATGATAGCGCAAAAGGGAGGACAGGAAAACGCCCTTGCCTCCGATGCGGACATTGTCATAGCCGGAGGGAACCGTGGGGGCGGAAAGTCGTGGATGCTGTTGATGTCGATATTGTACGACATATACAACCCTAATCAACGCGCCCTGATTGTCCGAAAAGAGCGAGACGACCTTACCAACATAGTGGGGAAATCAGAGCAGCTTTTCAACGATTTCGGCACATACAACCGCTCGCAGGATTTGTACTGGAAATTCAAGGCGGGAGGCGCGCTTTATTTCAGCTATCACGCCGGAGCGTTAAAGGCTTTTCAAGACCGTTTGCAGGGTCGAGAGTATAATCGAATCGGCATTGATGAGATTACACAGATTGATTTCCCTAAATTCAAATATCTCCAGACCAACAACCGAAACGCCTTTCATATGAGGAGCCAGCTGATAGGCACCTGCAACCCTGACCCGGATTCGTGGGTGGCGAAGTTCATTGACTGGTGGATAGGGGAGGACGGCCTGCCGATAGTGGGGCGGGATGGTGTTTTGCGCTATTGTTTTATGAACGGGGAAGATGTCGGGGATATAATCTGGGGAGACACGCCGGAGGCTGTCTATGAGCAAGCGAAAGATATTATCGACGATGTGATGTCGGAAGGGGAGGACTGGCACGACTATATCCTTTCTGTGACATTCATCCGTGCCGAGCTTGATGACAACCTCGCCCTTATGGAGTCTGACCCTAAATACAAGGCGAAGCTCGCCGGACAGAGCGAGGAGCAACGCCAGCGCGACCTCAAGGGTAATTGGCGGTTCAAATCCGCAGGAGATGACCTTATAAAGTGGGCGCATATGGATGCCTTTTACAAGAATGCCTTCCAGTTTGGCGATAATGTCAAGCGGGTGTCTTGTGACGTGGCGTTTGACGGAGGAGACAATCTCGTGATGTGGCTTTGGGTAGGGAACCACATTCAAGACATATACGAGTGTCATGAAGACGCGTCGCGCACAGTGGAAATCGTGAGAGCCAAACTGATGGAATGGGGTGTGCGCGAGGAAAATTTCACTTACGACCTTAACGGCGTGGGGCAGACTTTCAAAGGGTTCTTTCCAAAGGCGATGCCATTCAACAATATGGAAGCGGTGGAGGAGGAGGCAAAACACCTTTATGTGAATCTTAAAAGCCAAGCCGCCTATTTGTTCGCGATGGATTTGATTGAGGGGCGCATTTCCATCAATCCGGCGTTGCTCGACAAAAAACTCGGCAAGCAGACATTGCGTGAAATTCTCAATGTCGAGCGCAAGGCGATTCGCCGCGATGACGCTAAGGAGGACAAGGGCTGGGCGATAATCCAGAAGAAGATAATGAAACAGATTGTGGGCCATTCCCCCGACCGTATAGAGGGATTGATTTACAAGAAGATATTCGACATCAAAAAGCGCAGGCACACCAAGCCCCGCCTGATGAAATATGTAAACCCCAACCGATACAGATGATGAAAACGAGAGACATAAAGACACGCCGCCCTTGGAGGCTGGTTCGTCCAGAGGGTTACTATGCCCATGGCTGCTTCAACGCCGAGAATGAACCGGCGATGCCCGCCGACAGTTTGAGGTCTGACATCCTGACGCAAGCGGACATGCTACGGCAATATTATCCGTCCGGACATATCATCAACGACCCCACGGCGTACCCGGACATTTACCGGGAGCAGCAGGAACCTGTTTATGACGCGCAGGGCAATGACACGGGAAAGACCGTCCGCAGGGTGTATAAAGAGTGTGTCCCCCGTTTCGCTTTCGCGTTCCAGCAGATTATCGCCCTGAAACAGACAATTCACCTTGTCGGCAATGACATCCAGTTCGAGATGAACACGGCCAGTCCCACGGAGGCCCAGCGCAGTCTCTATGACGAGTTCCGGGAGGGATGGCTTGCAAAGGATTCCGAAGTGTCATTCTATGAGTGTGTCAAATCAGAAAAAATAACAGCAGACTGCGCTTGCGTGGGCTTTATTGAAAACGGAGTTTTCGGGTGGAAGGCATATTCCTATAAGACTGGCTCGACGCTATATCCTCATTACGACAACCGTGGGCGTTTGAAACTTTTCGCGAGGTCGTTTTATGATTATGACGAGAAAGGGGAGGTCGTTGTCGAATGGCTTGAGGTGTGGGATGGCACATACCTCACCCGTCTTAAAAAGACCGGGGAGAAATACCAGAATGTATATGAAAAGGTGTTGGGCGCGTTAGGCGCGTCTGGTTAT